TGCACTCGATTACAAGGCAAAGGATGGGTGCGAGTGCATTCACACCAGAACCACTGACAACTGCTTCTTGCCTCAAGACTACGTTGACTCATTGACGACGCTCACGGGCGTTGCCTATAGGCGGTTCGTTGAAGGTCAGTGGTGTGCAAGCGATGGCATGGTGTACGACCGATGGGATCGAATGACTCACGTTGCCGAGCGAGATGAAGATCAGCAGAGGTACATCGTGGGAGTCGATGCGGGGTATCGCAATCCTGCAGTGTTGTTGTTGGTTGGGGTAGACAGAGATGATCGGTTGCACGTTGAACGAGAGTGGTACAAGACCCAGCAACTTGAAGTCGCGGTCATTGAAAAGACAGTGGAGTGGCATGAACGATTCAAGCCAGATGTCTTCGTTGTCGATCCTTCGGCGCTGTCGTTGATCGAAGGCATGCGTGCTGAAGGGTTGCATGTTGAGTCTGCCAAGAACGCAGTCTTCGATGGCATCCAAGCGGTGCAGCAACGATTGCGAACAGAAGACGGTGTGGGTGCGTTGCTTACGGTTGACCCAAGGTGCGAGAATGCAATTCGTGAGTTCGAGTCGTATGAGTGGCAATCCGGCAAACAGGCCTCTGCTGATAAACCTAGGAAAGAGAATGACCACGCAATGGATGCTTTGCGGTATAGTGTTGTGCATGTTGACGGGTTGGGTAGCGGTGTGACCTTGGACGTCTTCGACAGCAAGAGCGGTGAGTTCCTTCAAGAGTTGGACTTGGCGTTCGGTGGGGATGATGACTGATGGGTGTCTTTGACTTGTTCAGACGTAAGGACGTTTCTTCGGAATCGTTGCAAGGGTTTCACGCAGCAAGTGTCAATGTGCCACAGACATCACCTTTGGGTCGGCGGCCGCACATGCGAGACCTTGCCGCCCGCTACGGCATGCTCGTTCACCGATGCGTTGCCATCAACGCACAGACAGCCGCAAGCATCACACCGCGTCTGTTCGCTATTGGCAACGCAAGCACACTGACTAAGGCAAAGGGACTGAACCCCAAACCTATCAGCGATGAAACTAAGGCTTACATGCGGGGGCAGATGTCTTGCTCGCCCAGTGCAAGTGTGCTTCGCAAGATCAAAGGCAACACCGAGAATGTTGTCGAACTAGAGTCGCACCCGTTCTTAGACTTGCTTGAAGATGTCAACGATCAAACCGAAGGCGTCGCATTCCGTGAGTCGTTCTACTCCGACTTGCAGATCTTTGGTCGCAACTTCACTTTGCTTGTGCGAGACAATTCAAAGCAGCCGACTTCAATGTGGCGACTGTTGCCTCAGATAATGAACATCGTTCCCGGCAAGGAGCAGTTCATCAGTCATTATGAGTACGGCGATGGTGCAGATAAGATTCATTACTCCGCAGAAGATGTCTTTTGGGTTCACCTGTATGACCCGTCAGATCCTTACGGAGGAGTCGGGCCGCTTGAGGCTTGGCTGCAAACTGTTGACTCGCAATTCGCCAATGCCGCATTCATTGACAACATGTACCGCAAGGGTGGAGCACCCGACTACGTTCTGATGGCAAAGGGCGGCATGTCAACTGAACAGAAACGATCTTTCCGCGCGGAGTTTCGCAGGCTGTTCGGTCGCATGGTCAATAGGCAAGACACGATTGCGATTATGTCGGGCGATGCAGACCTCAAGCCATTGCAGCGACCGCCGCGTGAATTGCAGACTGTAGAGCAAGAGCAATACACCATCGAAGCGTTGGCAATGGCATTCGGTGTTCCGAAGTCGTTGCTTACCACTGATGATGTCAACCTTGCCAATGCTCGGGAAGGTTCAATCACGCACGCCCGCAACACCATCCTGCCTATGCTGCGAAGGTTTGAAGATGCAGTGAATCAACGACTGTTGCCGCTGTGGTCTGATCGACTCTTTCTCATGCACGACAACCCAGTGCGTGAAGATCGAGAAATCAGAATCCACGAGCGAGCAAGTCAGTTGGGTGCGGGGTACACGGTCAACGAGATTCGACTTGCAGATGACATGGAACCGCTCGACGATCCGAGTGCAGACACTCCGATGATCGCAAGCAACCTCATCCCGTTGGGCGCACCACAGGTTGACGAGCAACAACAAGAAGTGCTTGACGAAGCCACCAAGACGTATAGTTGGAGTGATTACCACACTTCCGACTGCGGGTGCGGTGATTGCGAAACTAAAGACTTCGAACCGACGGCGGGCGAAGATTACCGAACGTCATTCGCTAACGGCGTGCAAGGTGTCTTGGCACAGATGATCGACGAAGTGATCGAAGCATTGCCTGCAAGCAAGAGCGCAGTTGATCGTATGACTAAAGCGTCTGCGTCTTCTTTTGCAATGGCTGGCACGTTCACTGATGTCATCAACATCCCAATGGCACAGTCAGAACTAGAGGCTATCGGCTTGAAAGAAATTGGTGCGGCAATGGGAAAGGCTGGCAATGAGGCTGTTCGTGAGATACAGTCGTCCATTGAAGGTGTACCCAAGTTCGACATCCAAGACGAGAACGTCCGAGACGTACTTCGCAAGTCAACACTGCGAATGGCAAAGGACGTTTCTGTAGTTGCTCAACGTGATATTCGAGAGCGGATTGCTAAAGAGATGGATCACAAGGATGGGTGGTCTATCGACTCGATTAGCGAGAAACTTACGAACATGCGCAAGAACCGTCCCGGAACATGGTCGGCCAATCGTGCGAAGTTGGTTGCACGAACGGAAACAGCAATCGCGCAGAATGAAGGATCGCTGCAAGGTTGGAAGCAGACCGGTGTGGTCAAAGGCAAGAAGTTCTTTGCGTCCTACGACGCTTGCGAGATCTGCAAGAAGGTAGCGAGAGAAGCAGCAGAGGTTCCTTTCCACGCACTCGACGCAAACTTTGCTGGGGATGAGATCAAGTACGAAGATGCGTCGGGGCAAGACAAGGTGTTCAAGAACACTTACCGTCCTCTGCAAACTCCACCCGTGCATCCGAACTGCACTTGCAGCATGAAGGCAGTAACCTACTCGATGAGTGAACTTGCTGATCGAGCGGCGGCGGCATACAGCGAATGAAGTACGAAACCAAAGTGAGCGCGCCTTTCCAGTTCTTGTATGTCAAGTTGGTTCGCAATGGCAACGCGGTTGTGCATTGCAAGATCAACAAGAGCAACGCGCCTTCGCCTCAACAGCAAGTGGAGTTGCTCAAGCAACAGTTCGGTGAGTCCATCAAAGTTCGATGGACAGCCGAAGATCATGTGGACGTTGAATTGCTATGACTCTTGAAACCAAGACCGTGCCCGAAGTGCAAGACCTGCCCATCGTCGATGGAGCATGGGATGGCGATGCAGCAAGAGAGCGATTGCGTGACTGGGCAACAGATGGCGACACTGTTGACTGGAGCAAGTACGCATTGGGCTTTGCTTACTTCGATCAATCAAACCCGGAGGTCTTCGGGTCATACAAGTTGCCCCATCACGATGTCAAGGATGGGGAGTTGGTAACAAGCAAGCAAGGTGTCTTTGCTGCGATGGGTGCGCTCCTTGGAGCGAGAGGTGGAGTAGACATGCCAACAGATGAGAAGGTTGAAGCGTACAACCACTTGGCGGATCACTACGAGCAGATGGGCGACGAGGCTCCAGAGATGGACGGGTACGGCGACTATGACGATGACAAGAAAGAGGTGAAGGCGTACTCGACTACTGTTGAGATGAAAGCCGACGAACCTCGCACTGTCATCGCAAAGATCAGCACAACGTCAGTCGACCGAGATGGCGATGTCGTCTTGCCGAGTGGATTGAAGTTGCAGGAGTATCGCAAGAACCCCGTGGTGCTTCTCAATCACAACAACGGCTCACTGCCTATTGGCAAAGCATTGAAGGTCGAACGTACTAGCGATGCAGTTATCGCTAAGGTGCAGTTTGCAGAACGACCAAAAGAACATCCTGTAACTGCAGAGTGGATACCGGACACTGTCTACTCATTGTTCAAGCAAGGCATACTGCGTGCCTTCTCGGTTGGTTTCGTCCCGCTCGATATGCGAGATGCCACCGACAAGGATCGCAAGAAGTACGGCGACTACGCTCGTCGTGTCATAACGCAATGGAACCTGCTCGAGTTTAGCGTCGTGCCAGTACCGGCTAACCAAGACGCGCTCGTGACGCAGGTTGCTAAGTCGTCGAGTTTCTTGAGGGAGGCATGGTGCCTTCCAACAACCAAACAGAAATTGGTTGTAGCTCGACCGGCTGTATTCAAGATCGGTGACTCTACAACGACGCGAGACGTGCGGCCGCTTATCGTGGGCCGGCAAGAAGCAAGTACGTTCGGTTGCCACACTAACTCTGGAGGATCAGAGTCATGACTTGGGAAACCCTTGTCAAGCATCTGCGTTCTGAAGGTTACGAAGGCGAAGAAACGCTCGAGGCTGTTGCAAAGCATCTCGACGATCAAGGCCTCGATACTGAGAACATCGCAGACGCAGAAGGCAACGAAGTTGCCATCAAGACGTTGTGGGACGGGCGTGCCCGTGACCGCATGGACATCGGCTCAACGCAGTTGGCTGAAGAAAACGCATCGCTTCGTGAGCAACTCGCTTCGAAGGAAGTAGAGGACGAACTCGTGGGACGCAAGACCGCAGTAGTCAAGAACGTGCGTGATCGTTCTGAGGACGACACGACCAACGGCTTTAGTGGCATTGGTGAGTTCGCAAAGGCAGTACGCAACGCTTCAATGCGCGGCGGCTCTGTCGATGACCGACTCAACAAGGCAACGCTCAGTTCTTATGCGAACGAAGGAGTCGGCACAGACGGCGGCTACTTGGTTCCGCAAGAATACGCTGACAAGATCTACGAGAACGTCTGGGCGGAAGATGGTCTCTTGACCATGACCGACCAACTCACGATTGCTCGTAACTCAATGACCTTCGTCCGCGACGAAACTACTCCTTGGGGTAGTGCGGGTGTTCAGACGTATTGGACCGAAGAAGCGACTGCGATCACGCAAAGCAAGCCTCAACTCAAGTACGACACGATGCGTCTCAGCAAGTTGGCTGCGCTTGTGCCTTGCTCCGATGAGTTGCTTAGCGATGCCAATGCAGTCGAGTCGTTGATTGCAAGCCGTGCTGGTGCAGCACTTCGGTACGAGATTGAAGACACGATTCTTCACGGTACTGGTGCGGGTCAGCCACTGGGCATTGTGAACGCGGGATGCACGATTGAGCAGGCCAAGAAGTCTGGTCAGTCCGCAGACACCATCGTCATCGAGAACATTCTCAACATGTACTCTCGAATGATGCACCGCCCCGGCGGCGCGCCCGTGTGGATTACCAACGCAGATTGCCTGCCTCAGTTGTTCAACCTTTCGATGAACAACAACCCGGTGTACCTGCCCAACATGCAGTTGGCAGATGCGCCTTACGGCACACTGTTCGGTCGTCCGCTCATCATCAGTCAGCACGCCAACACGCTTGGCGACAAGGGCGACTTCATGTTCGCAGACCTGTCTCAGTACGTCACCGTGCTGAAGGCTGGCGGCGTGCAGGCTGCTCGTTCCATGCACCTGTGGTTCGACCAAGAGGTCGAGGCGTTCCGCTTCAGCATGCGCATCGCAGGTCAGCCTTGGATGGCATCTGCTGTCGATTCAGACAACAGTGCTGCTGACGTTTCACCATTCGTCGTGCTCGCAGAGCGCGCCTGATAGTCAGGAGGAAAGCAGATGACTACTTTGAACACACTTGCTTCTGAACGTGCTGCAGTTGTCGCAGTCGTGGACCCCGATGCCAACTCGGCAGCGGCGTACACTTCGGGCTACGTCAGCATGTCCACTTTTCGTCAGGTCATGGCAGTTGTGCAAACCGGCATTCTCGGTTCTTCAGCAACTGTCGACTTCAAACTCGTGCAGGCGACTGACTCGTCTGGCACAAGTTCGAAGGACATTACCGGCAAGGCCGTCACTCAGTTGGTGAAAGCATCCAACGACGATGACCAAGCCATCATCAACTGTAGCAGTGACGAACTCGATGTCGCCAACGGCTTCGACTACGTTGCGATGGTGATGACTGTCGGTACGGCAACAAGCGATTGCTCTGCGATCATGCTTGGATTGCAGCCGCGTTACGCTCCGGCGAACGACAATGATCTTGCCTCAGTGGTGGAGATCGTTTCCTGATCGGTGGTTCGGTTTGGCTTCGGGGGTAAGGGGCGGGTCTGTCTTTGACGGCCCGCCCCGACCCCGAGCGTGGGGATACAGATGGCACTTACAAGTTCGCAACTTTCAGACTTGGTCGCAAAGACGAAGCAGTACCTGCGAGTAACAGATGACGATGCTTCGTTGCTGTCTGACGCATTCACTGTCTACCACGATGAAAGCGACAGTGGCACTGCAGCAACTGTTGGAGTATCCGGGTCAACACTCACTTTGATTGTTACCGGTGGAGCCAATGCGGGAACGTACACCGTTGACTTGTCCGCTGCTGCTTATGACACCATGACTGAAGTGGTTGATCGCATCAACGCTTTGGACAAGGGGTTCGTTGCAGACTTGGTTGGCGAAGCAGATGCGTTGAGCGCAACACTGCGGCCAATGAACACCGTGTCTTGCTTTGGGTTCGGCAACATGCAGACCGCCACTCACACGGACAACTCGACTATTGAGTTGATCGTGCAAGAATGCTTCGATGCAGTCGAGAACGCTTGCGGTCGTCAGTTCTTTTCCGCGACTTATGACGAGCGGATCTTCACCAACGGTCAGCGAACCCTCATGCTTGACCAACCGGACGTTCAGCGAGTCACGTTTCTTGGGCTGGACACCTACGATGCCTTTCGACTTTCGTACTCCGGTTCCGCATCGACTGCGACTGTTGAAGTAACGGACACGATGCTTAGGCTTGTCGAACGTACAGGCAACACTGACACCGATACCACCTACACCTTTAGCAGTTCTGACTTCGACACCAATGGCGAATTGGTTACAACGATTGACGCGCTGTCTGGTTGGTCCGCGACGTTGCTCAAAGATGGCCCCAGCAAGTTCTTGATTCGTCGGCCTGCGATGGCAGTCAAGACCGTCTTGGGCACTCAAGACTTTACTTGCGAAGCATGGGAGCAAACCGACCAAGACTACGATCTCGACTATGAGGCCGGCGTGGTGAGTTTGACTTGCAAGGCCCCTTATGGGATTGCCCGTGTGATCTATGTTGCGGGGCTTGACACTTTGCCAACTCCGGTTGAACGCGAAGTGCTGCGACTTACCAAAGCATCCTACGAGATGCTGTCAATGAACACCACGCTCTCAAGGATGAAGTTGGGGGACTACGAGATCGGGATGACTAGCATTAGCGTTCGCAATGCGTTGGACGCTTTTGAAGTTGCACAGCGATTGACTAGGTACATGCGTTTCTTGCCATGAGTGTTGAGTCGTTGTTCAATTCGCGGGCTACGCTGAAAAGCCGAACTCAGACCTTCGATGCCTTTGGGGGCATCAAAGAATCGTTCCCGGATGGGGGGGTGCAGTTCAACTGTCGCATTCAACCAAGCAATGCAGACGAGAAGAACCTGTACGACCGTGAAGGTGTAACTATCACTGCAAAGGCATACGTTTCTCCGCGTCTCGATGCGACGATAACTGACCGCGTTTCCTTTGGGAGTCGCACTTTCATCGTGCGTGGTGTTGTCAACGTAGACGAAGCAGATGTCTACAAGATCCTTTACCTCGAGGAGCAAAAGTAATGCCAGCACCGGTAGCAGGAATCATGACTGCAGCGGCGAGGTTTGGCGGGAGAATGCTCGGCTTGAGTGCGAAGGCTGCAACTCAACGAGATGCGAAAGGCCGGTTCGTAAAAGGTCCGGTCAAGGCAAAGGTCAGAACGACGTTGCACGCCAAAGCCTTCGTGAAGTTCATGTCTGAAGGCATGGAACTTGCACTCGACAAGATCGGCACTGACATGGCCGAAGACATCAAAGAGAGTATTGAGATTCGTGCGCCTCGACCCCGCGATGCGGGAGGCAGGTTCGTGGCAAAGAAGTACGGTCGTGGATCAATCCCACCGGCTCCTCCGCATTACCGAGAAGGCACGTTGTTCAGGTCGATCAAGCACCAAGTGGTTTACCAGCAAGGCGGCACGACTGACAACTTGGTTCTTCGCGTTGGTTCGGATAACGTCAAGTATTCACTGCCCTTGGAGAAAGGCACCAAAGGCGGGTCGCTAAAGGCTCGACCTTACATCCAACCTGTGCTGAATGAATGGGCGCAGTCTGGTAGAATCCTCAAAGAAATGAAGACGTTCTACAAGGAATGGATGAACAAAGTGCCTCCGGCGTTGAAGTAATGGCAATATCTCTCGTTCCAGTTATCGAAGGCCTCTATAGCCACCTTACCGGAGACAGCACGTTCAACTCCGCGATTGGTGGTAGTGCAAGCAGTGCAGGCAAACTGTACTACGGCCTTGCCCCCAAAGACACTTCTTTCCCGTTCGTTGCTTACACCGTGACTCGTAACCGCGATGAGATGCCCGTACTTTCAGAAGCCTCGTATGCGGTAACGGTTCAGTTCGTTATAGTAGAGTCTCGTGAGGCTGGCCCGCGTGCCTGCATGGACATCAACGATAAACTCAGACTTCGACTCGACAGGCAGACGTTCGCCATAACGGGTCTAACTATGTTGGCCGCCGCGCTAGAGGTAGAGCGCGGTCCTGTCGATGACGACGAGGCCTACGTTCAAACTGTTGACTACCTCATTCGCGGCTTTGCCGCATCTTGAAGGAGGGCTGACCTATGGCAGTCATTTCCGGTATTGGCGGCGGCGTGACCTACGCTAGTGGTTACGTTGCGAATGTTCGTAGTTGGAACATCAGTCTGACTGCTGACAGTCTTGAGACAACTAAACTTGATGCAACCAATAGTTGGCGTACTCGCATCCAAGGCCTCAAGTCTTGGTCTGGCTCGTACTCTTGCTACGTTGACGGCACGGCGGTTGCAACTCTTGACGATGGAGTCGGCAATGCGCCAGCATCTGCACTGTTCCGCTTCAATGAGTCTGGTGGTAGTGCAAAGCGACTTGAAGGCACAATTATTGTGACTGATATGTCGATCACGAACACGACAGACAGTGCAACAGAAGTCGAGTACACGTTCGAAGGCTCGGGCGAACTTTCAATCGCTACCTCTTGATCTATCTAGTAAGGAGTCGGCCTGATGGCAGACAACAAGGCACGCAAGGTCAAGGCTTCTTTGGGAGAGGCCCGCGAATCGGAAACGGCTAGCGGGACTTCTTCCAAAGAAACCATTGTGATGGTGAGATACACTCGCACTTCACAAACCAACAAGGATGGTGGTTGGGTACTTGAGGTATCAGGTACTGCGACTGTCAATGGCAAAGATCGTGAGTTGAAGTTGAGCAAGATGTCTCACGACAACTACGAATCACTTACTCAATCTGTCTACGCTTGGGTGAAGACAGAAAACCTACAGTCACCTATCAAGGTGTCTTTCAAAAAGTCAGTCGCTGGCTAGGAAGGTGATCCCCCGATGTCACTCCATAAAGCAATCGCTCCACCTATCGAAGTAAAGATTGGCAATGAAACGAGACTTCGGTTTCGTCGCATTGGCTTAGACGTATGGGCTGAGTTTTGCGACCACGTTGTAACTCGAAGGACTGCGAGCATTCACAACTTGTCCGTTGGCGACAGAGAAAAGGCGACCCTCTACCAGCAACTTGTTGGCAAAGGCGTGGACATGGATGACATGCTCACGGAAGCCTCAACGATGGATGGGATGACTTGGTTGTTGTGCAGATGTTGCATCGACAAGGACATGGATGACGCGACGCTCATGCAAGTGATTCCTTTGCGAGACATCGCTGGTATCTTTGGGCAGATTGCTGATATGTCCGAGTCTGATGTTGAAGGCGCAGGCGAAGGAGATGGTTCGGGAAACCAATGAAGCGTGCAGAGGACTGGTGCCAACTGATCGGTGCTATGTGCGCAGTGTTCGGGTTCACTTACCAAGAGGTAGTTGGCATGACGCTTGGTCAAGTAATGAGGTACGGGAAAGTGTTGCCTGACATACTGCCTTTGCGCAATCCAATGGCAGCAGGTGATGACACCGACAAGAAACTTACGGGTGACGCAGCAATTGCTGCAGTAAGAATGTGGCAAGGTAAGTAATGGCTCAAGGACCGAAGATTGCTGAAGCGCATGTTGACATCTCCGCAGACCTCACCCAACTGCGTGAAGATGTAAAGCAGATCAACGCAGAACTGCAGAAGATCAAGCCAGCAGGCATTGGCAAGATCGCTGCAGGTGCTGCCCTTGCCGGTGGCGCGCTGATGCTGCTCAAAGGCATCTTCGGCATTATCACCGGTGCCATTCGCATGTTCGTGAAGTTGGTCAAGACAGTCTTGGTCACTGCGTTCAAGATTCTTGCTGCGATTGTGAAAGGTGTCTTCAAGGCAATAACCGCAGTTGTCAAAGGCGTGATAGCGCTTATCAAGAAGACAGTCACTTTCATTCAAAGTTCTATTCGGGTCTCTGCCGACTTCGGCCAGTCAATGGCTCGGGTTGCAGCCTTGACAGGCACTAAAGGCACTGAGGCCTTTGAAGGGTTGCGGAAGACTGCACTCCAGTTGGGTCGAACAACTGAGTTCACTGCAACTCAAGCAGCAGATGCAATGGGTAACTTTGCTATGGCCGGTTTCAAAACCGACCAGATCCTGCAAGCCATTGGTCCCACTCTTGACTTTGCATCGGCCAACATGCTTGACCTTGGCACTGCCTCAGACATTGCCGCTCGCGTCATGGGAGCAATGCAACTCAGTGCATCTGAAACTCGTCGTGTGATGGACGCGCTGACTGTCGGTGCGACCAAGACGAACCAGAATGTGATTGATCTTGGCGAAGCGTTCAAGAACGCAGGCTCTGCTGCGGGTTCAGCGAATGCTTCCTTCGAGATGACAACTGCTGCACTGATGGCAATGGCCGATCAAGGCCAGCGAGGTTCTGAGGCCGGCTCTGCACTCAAGCAGGTGTTCCTCAAACTTGGCACCAAGAATGTCAGTAGGTTGTTCAATCAACTCAACATTCCTCTTGCTGACGCTACTGGCAACTTCAGACAACTGCCCGATCTCATTGACGACATGAACGTGGCATTCCAGAGTACGGATGAGATCACGAAACTCACCATGCTCATTGAGGCATTCGGTACTCGGGCTGGTCCGGGCATGGTCAAGTTGCTGAACGCAGGCGGAAACGCATTGCGTGACTACTTGGGTCTCATCAAGAAGAACACCGGTGCTGCAGCCGACATTGCTGCAATTCAACGAGACACGGTCGCCACAAGTTTCAAGTTGGTGCAGTCTGCTGTTGAAGGTCTAAGGATCGCAGTGGGTGACGTCTTCGGGCCATTCATCATGGCAAGAAACAAGCGGGTCGCAAAGTTCCTCGAAGGAGTGACTAAGGCAGTCGTTTCTTGGACACCGGTAATTCAAGAGAAGATCAAAGAACTATTCGATTGGGTTCGAAACGAGTCAAGGCAGTGGATCACTGACCTTATTGCAGAGTTCCTTATCTTCAAGGCAGACTTCTTGGCGACATGGGGTGCCATCAAGCAAACCTTGTCATCGCTATTCGCTGGAGGAGGCGACTTCTTCAAAGACGTAATCGGTCTTGACTTCATGGACGGCAAGAACAAGATGCGTGACTTTGGGGTCTTTGTGATCTCTGTCCTTACTGAGATTGAAGGTGTGATTGACCGCATCGTCATTCTCATTGCCTCCTTGTTCGCTACTGTTGCTGACAATGCTGCGATGATTGCAAACTTCTTGGGTTCTGTCGCGGACGTAATGAACCCCTTTGCTGGCAGGCACAAGAAGCAAAGAGCGCAAGACAACATCGAGAACTTCATCAAGAACACGCTGCCCAATATGGGTGCAAGTTTCATGCAGAATGTGTCGGGCGGGTTTGCACGACTCGGCCAAACCAACATCAATCCTTCTACTGGACGAGTCGATGAGTTGCCCGGCCAAGGTCCGTTAGGCTTCACTCCCGGCTCGATATTGCAGCGAAAGACAGACCGTATCGCTGCGCTAGATGCCTTGCGCAAAGAAGCAATGGAAGCCTCTGGAGTCACTCAAGAGTCCGCAGATAAAGATGCAGCAGATACAGTTGCCGACTGGATGAATCTCTTTGGACAAGCAACGGCCTTGCGAGCGCCTCAGACCCTTGGCGAACTGGGGGATATGTTCAAAGGAGCATTGGGAGAACTCAAGGCCGGTGCGCTTGGTATGACTGACCAATTCCTTGGTGAAGGTAAAACCGAAGAACTTGGGAAGGCGATTGCCAAAGGTGTGCAAGAAATAATGTTCGGTCCGAGTATTGAAGATCGAATCGAAGAAGCAAGGGCAAGGTTGGAGAAAAGGAAAGAACAGCAAACCGGACTTCCCATGCCCACTATGGGTAGTATTGCGACTGTCTTTGGCGCAATGAAGATGGGAGTTACGCCCGAGCAACGATTGCTGCAAACAATCGCAACTGCTGCAACTGCGACTGCAGAGAATACCAAGAAGACCGAAAAGAACACTGCTGAAGTGAAGAACCAAACCGTCGGCGGCCACACTCATAACTACCTAACCTAAGAGGCAAAGATGGCAGAGGTACTACAAGAACTTATCGGGGGGCAACAATTCTCCTACGGGTGCAACACTTCAACCGGCAGCCGCAGGTTTCTTCTCTACGAAGATGACACTTCAGTATCTTTCCCATTGGGTAGGGCACTCAACTACCTCAAGCAAAACCTAGACATTGGGATGGGTTGGGAAGGTGTCCCCGGCTGGACAGTTACTGACGTTACCGTTCAGTCCAGTTCTGAAAGATCAGAGGCATACGAGATCACGGCCAACTATCGGTTTGGTGTTGCTTGCGACACCGCGCCTTGGATGATTGGGTGCGTCTCAACCAATGTGTCTGCAAGAACCGAGATGCTCGACATGTACCGAGCAAACCCAAAGACCATTGCACAAGTTGCTCCAAGGGAAGATGGCAACGAAGGCACAGACATCGGGGGCAACTCAATGGACGTAGGCGGAGAGGCCGCGTCATACTTGCTCCCGTTGCTTGACTTGCAAGTTGTCGAGAACGCAACCTCGCCTCCAAACCACATTGTCTTGGCTTCCTACATTGGATGCCGCAACAAGTTCCAATGGGGCAACGGTGCGCCTCCCGGATCGCTCGTATATCGCGGCACTTCAAGCAACCTCAATGGCGGCATCTACACGTTGACGCACAACTTCACTCTTGACTTGGATCTGCATCATGCAAGACAAGTCGCAGTCAACAATGCAGACGGGGAAGCAATGGTTGCGTCAGCCAACATCGCAACTCAAACCGGTGATGGCAAGAATGCAATCATCGCAAAAGGATGCTCCGAACATGTAGTGTGGGTGCAGCCATTCGATTGCTTGCTTGACTTTGACTTGATTCCTTTCTCAGACTGCTGGCCGACTTCGCCATACTCCAACTTGGATCACATGTGGCCGAACGGTATGTCTACACCGGCCTCTATCTACGGATGACCAATGGCTAACTACCCACAGATCTCTGAAGGACTGGGCAAACTCACTCCTGCCTTGTGGGCGCGCCTAATGAAAGGCCTGAAGGACTTTGAAGACTTCACGGCCAACAATAACGCGATGCGAGTTCGGGACCGCAAAGGTCGCAGGGGCAAGCGAGGCGGTGTTTCCGCATCGAACTTGGTGCGAGTAAAGAACACGGGCAGCAATCAGATTCTCCAGTACGAAGCGTGCGTGGTTCAGACGAACTACATCACTCTCGACGATCAACTCGATGCTTGTGAAAGTTGCAGTGGGTCTACGGTTTGCGACTTTGGCGAATGCGGAGTGTGGCCCGGAGGCGGCGATGAAGGCAAAGGCTACTCGGATGTCTATGACATGCTGCGGTCGTCACCAGACCTTACTGTCGAAGTCAAAGACGCACGCTCAACAAGCACGCTCAAACCCAAGCCCGGCGCACTGCTAGACGTTCTTGTTGCAGCGGGTGACATTGGTGCTGGTGAAGAAGGCTTCTGCTACTTGTCTGGCTTGCACTACGCTTGGATATGGGACCCAAGAGGAATCACCAACTGCCCTATCTCTCCCACGACGAACGGCTCACTTCGGCAACATGAGTTTCTCTACGCCGACCTGCCCGATATCCCGATGGGGTACAAGGATGGCTACGGCCCTGACCAATGGACAGACAGTGCAAGCATCTACACGGGAGTGCCGGAAGATCCGTTTCTCACTGGCGGCGGATTGGTGCCGTATGACTACACGTTTGACGGGGATGGTTCAGCAGGAAGTTATATCACGGGCAATGGAGTCAGCGGGTATGACGTGTACTTGCCCTTGATCGCAAGGCCGCAAGGCAGGTACCGCATTCACTGGATCGACACGACCGACAAGGTGTATCAGAACACTTCAGACGGAGCGGCCGGAACGCAGAAGGATTGGTGGTTGGCTGACTGGGCTTGCAACATCACAGGTGCAGGCGAGCATGGCGAGCCAGAAGGACACGCAACAGGATACGATTCTAGGATTCGCATGGCGCTCGTTGAACGACTCCCGCATTGGGAAACCCCTACCGTGATGGCACAAGTCACAAGGCACACACAAGCACTCAAGAGCGGCCAATATCAAGACCTTCAGTATTGGTACCAGTGGCGATACCTTGTCAGCGGAACTTGGAACGATGAGTCTGCCAACTACTTCAACTACTGGCAACTTGCTGAGTATGGGTATGGGATCAACATGCCCGAACTTCACAACTGCCTCTGCACCAATTCCACTTGCAGCAACTGCGGGATAGACCCAGACGATCCGCCTGCGTCAGATGACTTCAATGACTTCGCTGGCGGCATCAACATCAGCAAGTTGAACGACTGCTTTGGCATTGGTGGTTGGGAGTTGGTTCCTGCAGCGGGGTATAACGACCAAAGCAATGGCATCGGCAAGATGTCTTTCGTCAATATGCGGCTCGGCATGGATGAGAATGGAAACCAGATGCCGTCGTTCTCGATTCAGAACGGTGTGCAAAGTATCTGCGTCGTGAGTCCCGGCTAGTCATGTACCCTTACAAGTGCTGCTGCTGCGGTGGATGCAATTGCTGGTCATTGGACGATGGTTCTCCCGGTACTGGATTCGGTGACAACTCGACATGCAACAGGTGTCTCCGCAATGACGGCACTCGCTGCGGTACTGAGAACAACTACGCGGGTGACGACTGTGCCACTGATGAATGCGGGCCATCGGTGCCTACGGTTATTCCATTCTCTGCAAGCACGCACTGGGCATGGGGCTGGTCGCGTCGAGAGTTTGCTCTATCTTGCATGGGAGCGAGTTCGCCTGAAGCATCTGCAACGCTGACCAACTCGGGGTGGGGATGCGGGGGAGATCAAACCGGTGTCTCAATGTGGAGCACTTGGAACGCAGCAGATCAGACAGGTGGAGTCTTTTGGGTTCCTGCTGGCAACATCAGTATGTCTCTCCGTCTTGACAACGAGCAGGCTTACAACTTGGGCGAATGGACAGACGGCACTTCGACTCCCGGAGGTTGGGTAGATGGCCACCCTCCCGGTTGCTGCGCCAAGTACTACTACGGCAAGTGTGATCTTGCTGGCCCTGCCACTCCAAGCATTAGCACGAACCCTTGGGGATACGACGCAGCCGACTTCGGCGGAACGGGTGAAGCCACGACAACTGCACCAACGTCTTTGGAAGCATGGGGCAGGCTTGAGTTGTTGACCGGAGGTTGGGCATTCAACTATGGCGACCTCAAGCCTCACCTCGTGATGCGTGCAACACTTCAGATTTGGGTCGCGATCAAAGACTGGTTCAGCAACATCAGCGAAGTCATCAACGGCAATGCCTCATACCGCAGGCAGATGATGGCGTTGGTGACTTACTCCTATGTTGAGGTGGGCGGTTGTTCTTGCAATCACGGTGCGGAACTTATTGAAGGCATCGACTGGTCGAACATATCGTCTGGCTTTTGGAACTACCGATGGCCGTACCCAAGTTCTGGCTCAGCGGATGTTTCAGATACTGCCAACTACACGACAACGCCGGGGGTGGGATCAGGTGGAACCTACCACTGCGGCGACTGCGGGAGAGGTACTCCATGCCCATGTACCGCAGAAACATTCACGCTCAAAGGATTCGAAGGTTGCGGTGAACCGTTCTGCACACCTACTGACTGTTCAGCCCCGTGGTTCTGGAGAACTAACGTGCCTGCCAACACGAGCAACAAGAATCCTGCGAATCTGGTTTGGACATACGCCGCGACAAGAGGCGGTGGGCATGCAGCAGGAATGAAGAACGATAGTGGTGCGGCTTGGGGAAGTGGTGCGGCGGTGTACAACCAAGGCGGAACGGCTGACGGTCACGGATGGAAGGCCTACAACTACATGAGAGATAACGGGTGTATCGCTCTTGGCGGCGGCTCCTTCAATACGAACCGAATGATCGGTGGCTTCGTCGGTGGGGGTTGGAACACGGGAACAACAATGCCCGCTTGTGGATTGACAGATGTATCTATCGGGGTGGGTGGAGGTCAGTTGTCTTGAGCATGGAAACGAAGCACATGGGTTGCAGGCATTGGGTGTCTAGCCGTGACTTCTGCGTGAAGTTGCACGTCATGGCTCCGCGAACGAAGTGCGTTGGTTGTGAGTTCTACGAAGGCGGCGATCCCGGCTTGGGCGATGCGGTAGAAAAACTCATTGATATCGGGACATTAGGCCAAGGGAAGAAGATTGCAAAGGTGGTTGCCAAAGCAACAGGCAAGAAAGATTGTGGCTGCGGGAAACGTCGCGCCGCGTTGAACAGGCTTGGTGATAAACTGTCACCGAAGAAAGGCGGGGACTGATGGCTACGAGATATTGGACGAACGGTGCTGGCACAGGTGTCATCAGCACTGCAAGCAACTGGACACCATCGGGTGCGCCATCTGCGGGCGACACCTTGATCTTTGCCGCTGCGCCAACAGGTGCAACGTCAACCGCAGTCGTTGGGGGAAACTACCTCTCGCTTGGCGACATGGCTGAAGTGCGAATTGGCACAGGGTTCAATGCGGCCTTTGGATCGAGTTCTGCCTATGTCGTAATCGAAGCATCGTCAGTCATTCTTGAAAGTGGAGCGGATGTCTTCTTGGACGTAGAGTGCGCAGGCGCATCGGACAAGGTTGTCGTAGGCAGTACGCCTTTCGGTGCAGACGCACTGCACATTCGAGGCGACATCAATGAACTGCGAATCCTAGATGCAATCGGTGACGTCTCAGTTGAGTCAACGACTACCTGCACAACGTCGAGCGGCAATACCGAAGTAGACACAATGTATGTCTTCAGTCGGTCGGAGCCAACTGTCACTATTGAAACTGCGGTCGCAAGCATGGACGAACTGAACGTCGAGGGCGGCAGCGTTGAATGCAGTGCGCCGGTGACAACCGTGAACCTGTACGCAGGCAAGCACAAGCAAACTTCGACTGGTGCAATCACGACGCTCAATGTCTACAACAACTCCTATGCAACGCTCGAAGGCAGCGGCACGGTAACGAACCTCAACATGTACGGCGGCAACGTCAAGTTCAGAAACAACGCCTCGGACGGCATCACCGTCACGAACTGCACGCTGAACTCCGGCACGCTTGACTTGCAGTCATCGCTTCGCAATGTCACCTTTACGAACGACATTCTCAACAAGGGTGGAGTGTTGAGGCCGCCACTGGCTTCAACGGTCGCTCTGTCTTACTGATGGCAACGAAGCGTTGGATCGGATCATCGTCTACCGCAGTGGCTACTGCAGCCAACTGGTCGGGTGGTGTCGCGCCGACCAATGGAGACAAGGTTATCTTTGACGGCAGTGCGCAGAACAACTGCGTTGGAGTATTCGGCAGCAACGTCGCAACCAATATCAACATCGGGCCTGACTTCAAGTATGACATTGGCACAGAGTCAACTGCCGCATCTATTCAGATGCGGTTTCAAAACCAAGTCACAACAATCGACATGCGAAAAGGCTTCGCAAACCTTGACTTGCTTTGCACCGATTGCGTTATCAACTCCGCACCAGCAGGCGACAACCTCTACATCACTGGAGACATTACGACCTGCATCGTTTCAGGCCCCGGCGGCAACATCACCTTCGGTTCAACTGGGTCGCTTGACTGCACCACTTTGATTGTTGCGCCGAACACTGCCCTCGGCCCCGACCCCGCAGTGAGTGTTACCGTTGCGGGTGGCACTGTCGGCACACTGATTGCGAGTGGGCCATGCGAGATCGAGTGGACAGGAACCGGAGCAACGACCGCTGTGCTTGTCGGCCCCAAACTTCGCGCCCGATTGCACAACGATCTCGGCACGACTAAGTTGACTCTGGTGAATGCAGATGTTGAGCAAGACGAACTTGTACCAATCGCGGGGGGGTCGGGCGGCCTACTGATGTCGAACAGCAAGTTGAAGTTCAAGCAAGTTCAGCAAGCGTCAGTTGCAGCGAGTGGAGCAATCGACATCTACAAGGACGCTTGCTTGGACATGACTGAAGTTGATACTCTCTCGGCCATTGGAACAATCACTAACTACGGCGGCCTAGTATTGCCTCGAGGACCGGTTACTATGGCAGTGCCTTCGGACACGAAGTTGAGCAGCACTTCGGCTCGGTCCCTAAACTTCTCAGTTGCTGCGAATAGCGGACACGTTCCTACTGTCCTTTGGTGAGGTAAGACATGACGAACTTCTCAGTTCAAGATGCGAGTGGCTCCACGAAGGAGTTCAAAGCAACAAGCGGTGATGGCTCTGGCGGCAGTCCTTTTGTCAGTGAGGTTGGCCTTGCTGACGTTGGTGAGACTGTTGACATCGGACGAGTCAACTTGATTGGCACGGCTACGGGCAACGGTGCAGTGCGGGCTGAAGGTTCAACGCCTCCCGACTACTGCGTTGCTGCTGGCTTCAACGACGGCACGAACATGAAGATCCCGCGAACCAATGCATCGGGGCATGTGCAGGTCGTGCTTCAGACAACGAGCAATGCGATTGGTAAACTCGCTGCAAACTCTGGCGTGGACATTGGCGATGTCGATGTTACCTCGATGCCGTTGGCGACTGCGATCTACAACGGTCAGAAGACTGTCTCGACTGCTGGCACACAGGTCGCCTTGGCATCTAGCCAAGCCATCACTCACTCAGTGAAGATCAAGGCACTGCACGGCAACAGTGGCTGGATCTACGTCGGCAACTCATCGGTGTCATCGAGCAACGGCTACGTCTTGGATGCTGGAGAAACTGTAGAAATTCAGGTTGCTAACTTGGCGACTGTCTACGTTGACTCATCGGTCAACGGCGAAGGCGTTTCTTACGTCGCAACGTAGAGCCATGACTGACCAGACATCTGAATCAGACACTTGCCCGATCTGTCAGATCAAAGAATTGGCACAGACGAAGCACGAACTGAACGAGTGCAAGAAACGTGGTCAATCCAAGGATCGAACAATCAAGCAACTGAACAAGCGAGTGTTCATCCTTACCGCGGTCGCTGTGGGCATCGGTGCGATCTTTGGCAAAGAGGCACTTGACTCAATCACTGAATGGCTTGGGTCAGTCAAAGCATTCAAGTCTAGTGTTCAGGATCTCAGTGGAGTTGTTGTGCCTGCACCGGGAACACTGGCGATGCTCGCACTTCTGCCACTCATCGGCGGGTCAAGAAAGAGGCATTGAAGTGGTGATCCTTTTGCACATGTGCGAAGCCGCACCGTAACGATGCGCAACGATGCGCAACGATGCGCAACGCTCCGCACAACTGCGTGCAGTCACAACTGCCTATCGGCACAAGTGCGAGCATTAGAGTTTGACTTTCGGCAAGTGTGCGAAGTCATCGTGGGCCTTGCTCCAATAGAATGCGGAGCATGCAGGGACCGCATACAGACTTTCTGAAGTGCTATGGGTTGGTACTTCTTCTTGTGCAAGAAGGACGGCGGTTGGCGGTACGTTTCAGGCGAACTTTCACGCTACACCGTCACCGCCGTCCTTCTCTCTGCATTGCTCAAGGACGAAGCAATGCGATTCAAGCAACACGAAACTCAGCAAGACCTCAGTAACGAGTCAGGCGTAGCCGCAGTCATTGAACGTGCGTGGCAATGCGGCATGCGCAAACTCCCCAAGTCATATCGACTCGACTTCATGGCAGTGCGCGGTGATGATGCCTGCGCCTTCGTCGAAGTCAAGTGCAGGCGACATCAATCAGACACCTACCCGACTGTGATGCTCAGTCTGTCGAAGGTGCTGCAATCCAACGCACTAACCAAAGCAACTGGCTGCCCGTGTTTCTTCGTGGCTCGATTCACTGATGGCGTGTACTACTACGACCTGAGTGGGAAAGACTACAAGACGCAGTGGGGCGGACGTACCAAGTCAACTCGTGATGCTCGAGACATCGAGCCTATTGTTCTAATCCCAATCGCTTCAATGCAAAGGATCCCCGAATGAATGCGTGCTACCCCACCGGGTCATACGACTCGACTGAACTAAGTGACAGCGAATACCGGCAACTGCCGTACATCAATGCCTCGCTCATCAAGCAAGCAATTGCTAGTACCAAGTACCTAGAAGCCTACCTCAGCAAAGACAGCGACGAGTCGCCTGCGTTGGTGCTCGGCAGTGCCTTTCACATGACCATGCTAGAACCGCACTTGTTCGACGAGACGTTCGTGCTTGGTCCCAAAGTTGATCGGCGCACCAAGGTCGGCAAGGCTGCTTGGGCGGAGTTCATTGAACACCACGGCAACAAGAAAGTGTTGACCGGAGCAGACATGCTTCGCATTGAAGGCATGAAGCAAGCGATTGCCAGCCATGATGAAGCAACCGACTTGCTGTACCCGAAGCATCAAGCCGCCTACGAGAAAGTAATGATCTACAATCCTGACGAAGCATTGACTACAGATGGCCTCACCACCTCTGCAATGAAAGGCAAGTTGGACGTTGTAGACTTTGGCCGAGGATTCGTGGTCGACATCAAGACGACTCAAGATGCTTCGCCTGATTCGGTCGGTCGCACCATCGAACGGTTCGGCTATGACATTCAAGCAGCGTTCTATTCGAACCTGTACCGTGAAGTGGTTGGTGAGAATCCAACCTTCTGGTTCGTCTTCGTTGAGAAAGAACCGCCTCATGGTGTCTTGGTATGTCGCCTCGACGATGACTGGCTTGAGTATGGTGCGGCTCGCATGAAGCGAGGCATCAACGCAGTCGATGACTACCGAATGTTCGGAACACGAGACTACAACAACAGCAAGGGGCTAGTTCTTGAATGCCCCGCATACATCTCAGCACGAAAGAAAGGATGACCCGTGCCTACTGAAACCGTTCCTTATATCGAAGACAGTGCAGCAACCATAGACGTGATTGGTACTCGCCTAATGAAAGCGCAAGAGGCGTTGCCGTTCATCATCAAAGATGCACAGAACAGCCATGCGGGTTACAAGTACCCAAAGGCCGACTCGTACATTGCGTCCTGTCGTTCTGCATTGCTTGACTCAGGCTTGGTGATGCGTCGAACCTTTTGGTTCAATCGTGAAGACATGACTGTCAACATTCACTTCGCAATCATCGCGCCCGACTGCGGCGTATCACAGGATGACGGGCCTATCGTGTGCCCTGTTGTTGCACGCAAAGGCATGCCCGAAGACAAGGCGATGTTCGCTGCGTTGACATCATCAACGAGTTACTACCTTCAAGGTCTGTTCATGTTGCCGCGACTTGACAGTGCCCCTGAGGTGGATCAGATCAACGACACTGAGTTCGTGCCGACCGAAGAAGACGAGCGCGACCTATGGGTTGCCATCAAAGAACTCGCGGAACTCGTAGGGATGGACACCGATAAGGTGACATCAATGGTAACCACTCGTGCGAACGAGACAGGTGAACGAATCACTGCCGCATTCGTGCGGTCACTTATTGACACTGCAAAAGCAAAGAAAGGTAACTGACGATGCAGTTTGACATGACCAAAGCAAAGACGACCGACTTCGAACCATTGCCCGAAGGTGACTACCTCGTGAAGATCGAGGCTGTTACTGAGAAGAAGACCGATGGAGGGACCATGTTCTTGGAACTCACCTTGCGGTGTGAGAATCGTCGCATCGTGTGGGACCGTCTGTACGCTGACAATCCCAACAAGGCTTTCTTCGTTGCTCGCGCTTGCGGCATCAACTTCAATGATGCTCTTGAGTGCGACGACCTTATGGGCAAGACGGTGTCGGTGCATGTTGTTGTCGATACCGAAGGCGACACCCCTCGCAATCGCGTGTCTGCTTACCAACGCCCGAACGATGTCGCCGACGCGATGACCTCCGCGCCGGTGGCTGATGCGGACGTCCCGTTCTGACTGTTCCCTGCAAGTCAACTCGGCGGGGTTCTGCATGGTGCAGGCCCCGCTGAGTTGGCGAACCCTGAAAGACAACCCATGTATCAGATCATCAACTTCGACAAGCATTACCTCACGAGTGATCTTCGCCGTGGCAAGATCAAGCGTCCGTCTTGGTTCAAGTGCCCTGTCGATTCACCTGAAGTAGTGACACTCATTCACGGACACCCCGAAGGCCTTAGCCACCTTGGAGTGTGGGAACGGATGCAGGCTTGGGCGGTGAAGAATCACGACACCAAAGGATCGTTCGTACTCAAGGGCGGTCCGATGTCGTTGCTCGACATCAAGATCCACTGCACGCTCCCGCACCACGCACCCATCGAAGAAGCCGTAGACAGACTCATGCAACTCGGTTGGATCGCAGATGTGCCTGACCAAGACTACGACTCCGTAGTTACGGTGGAGGAACTCGCGACAACCTCCAGCCCACATGACATGACAAGACAGAACACGACAGGAGAGAACAAGACAGGAGAGAACAATACGACCCCACAGTGGTCGAGTGCAGATGGGTTCACTTGCATTGACCAAGACCTGATTCAATCGTGGGAGGTCGCGTACCCCGCAGTAGACATCGACCAAGAGATGGGCAAGATGCACGCATGGCTCATAGCCAACCCTGCGAAGGCCAAGCGGAAACTGTGGGCGAGGTTCATCAACAACTGGCTTGGTCGCTGTCAGGAGTCCGGAGGCAACAAGCCAAGCAACAGGGTCAACTTCAAGGACGCGGCTGACAGGCCGCAGCAGAGCAACGCATGGGCGAAGGAGGCCGGCCGTCGCGTCGGGTAGCAACTCCAATGAACAGTCCTAGAAAAAACAGCGGATTTCTGTCACTTTATTCAGGCCGCCTCAGACCCACTCAGTGCCACTCTGACGGCTCACAAGCCGCTCAATGCGACGACATGCGGGCTATCGTCGGAAGCCGTCACGAGCCGTCTGAGTGCGTCACAAGTGAGGCTGCTGAATCCCTCCGCATTGACGCACGCACGCACACGGCTCCACACGCCGCCGACGACGGGGGCCGCGATGCGGAGGCCGCCGGAGGATGCGAGCCAGTACGAGCAGCGTCAGTGGGCGACGATGAGCAGGGCGGGGCGAGGTATAGTGGGGGCATGCAAGTCACCGTCCGGGGTCACCGATGGCGACTGGTCTTCATGGATCGGTTGCCCTCTGGTGCTGCTGGTGAGTGCGACCAGATCGGCGTGCCTGATAAAGCCATCTGGGTAGCGACTCAGCAGCGGCCCGTTGACGTACTGGACACACTGATCCACGAGTTGCTGCACGCAGCACTCCCGGACCTTTGCGAAGAAGCCGTAGAAGAAACAGCCACGGACATTGCCCGTGTACTAAACCGACTTGGAGTAACTGTAGACGATGAGTAATATCGCCCAACAATTCAACTGGCACAAGATTGCAGACATCATCAGCAAGCGTTGGCCTTCATGGGAACCTACCGATCATGAGTTAGAGGATTGGAAGCGCGTGCTGTGCAACCTCGACCTTGCAATCATGGACGAGGCTTTGCTTGAAGTGAAGATGTGCTATGCGTCAGACGTTCCGAAACTGAAGTGGGTACGAGACAAGTACTACGGCATCGTCGAGTCAAGGCGCGTGGCTCGTCAACGTGAGCAAGCATCGACTTGTGCAAGCAGTCAAGAGGACGAGCAGATCATGGCAGAGGTCGAACGAGACAAGCGCAACTGCCTGCAGGCATTGCGAGCGATGGCAGTCGATGAGATCGAACGACGGAAAGAAATTGTTCGCAGTCGATGGCGCATGGTGACGATGCCTTCGGGCAGCAACGTCGAGGAGTGGAGTTGGATGTCGAGGTACGCGGTGCTCTTGGCGACTGAGTAAGCGAGCCTAAAAAAAAAGCAGGCCGCCCGACTCGTGCCGGGTGGCCTGCTTTCTTTCAATCATTTCTTGTTCAGTAGCCTTTCGTCTGCGACTCGTAAGTCATCGGATCGTCGTCTGCAGGTTCATCTGGCATAGGTGGTTCGTATGCTGGATGCTTGGCACCTAGATGCTCAGGTTGAATTGCACTTACCTGCACTTGCCTCAGCCCCGTAGAGAATCTTTCTTCGACACCTTGCAGGAATGAAAGCAAGCAGTTGTAGTAGTCCCAACGCATCGGCACATGCTCAAGTCGCATGTCGCCATCAACGCTAATGATAACTGCAGGTCCGTGAATCAAGAACAGTTGCCTTTTGCTAGGAGGCGTGTTGTAAGGATCGGGTGTGTCGGGAGGATAGATTTCTTCGTGCTCAATGCAGTAGTACTGCACATGGGCGAAGTCGCCGGGTTGCATCTCAATGGGTTTGGGAGATTGGCGGCTGAATCGGTCATGTAAGTTCATTGGTGTCTCTCCGGGTAAGGGCCGTGAGCATTCGCAACGAGCGAGATGCCCACGGCCCTTTGCGCGGATCTTGGAGTCAAGTCGCTTGTTGCGTCTCGACAAGTGTTGATAGGTACTGATGCATCTTGGATGCGTTCAGTGTTCCAGTGTCGTGAGATTGAAGAACCAAGTAACGGCGAACGGTGTCATACCCAACGCCGCTACCTTGAGCCAAGGCGTAAGTCGTGATGCCTGACTCTTGGAACATTCTGAGTATCTCGGCTTTGATCTCGTTGGCTTGTTGTTCAGTCATCAGTCTGAACGTCGCCAACCGGGATGCTTCTTGTCCATGTGATCTTCCATCAAAGGAAGGATCGCACCAAAGAAACCGAACAGTAACAAGAAGCCAAGGATGAAGTAACCAATCATGGGGTTGCCTTTCGTCTGACAATCAGACAAGTGCGAGTGCAGCCTTGGTGACTGCGCCCTTCAGGTTGTTGGATGTACCGAACAGGTTGGAGTGCCCGCGGGCTTCGTTTGCATTGCGATGGGACGAAGTGTTGCGAGCCGTTCGGGTGTGGTCAGACCACTCGGTGATTGCGTTGAGTGCCGCCCAAGCAGAACCTTCGCAGCCGTTGTTAGTGCAGGTGGGGCTTTCAAAGTTCTCAAGCCATGCGCCAACAGTTGTGAGTGCCTTGCGTCGTCGCTTGATAGCGGCTTTGCTTTCATCGTGGGCACTTGGGATGGGTTCAAACTCCGACTGGTAAACGTCAACGAAGAACTCTTGCAGTTCTGCAGTCGTCAACTTTTTCTTGTAGAGCGCGTCCGCAGCCTCGACGAACTTTTCACGTTGACCAGACACTGCCTTGAACAAGTCACGGATCTTGTCGATCTGTTCTTGAATGCTAGGCGTGTGCCGGAACCTGAACAAGCGACCGTTGCGGCTTGCTTGGAATTGAGCCATCCGCTGAGTGTTAGCACACTCAATGCGGTAGAGGTGTCCCAATGCTTCAAGGCTTTGGAAACCATCGTGACCGTTCACAAGCGAGAAGAACGTATCGACCGGGTCCTTGCCGCCGACCATCATGGTGTCTGTGCGGCAGCAAAGGAAAGTCGTACGCCCATTGCGGAACGAACCTGCTGACTCAACTCGCGGCATTGCTCCATCGTCCGCAGCGGCGTAAGCAAGTTCTGCCAACTGCGAGTTCTGGACGATGCTATAGGAGTCGCTCACAATCCCAAGGACTTCCTTGGTGTCACTGCGGACGTTCGCAATGTGACTCTCTGCAGGCACTCGCATCGGGGGCATGCCTTTCGGTTCGATCACCGCATACAGGGGAGCGGGAATGACTTCCCAGTCGAGTCCTGCAATCTGCATTGCACCTTCGATGGTCGGTGCTTGCTCAACTACTGTCCCAAGGCTATGCCAAGCCTTGCGACCTGTGACCATGAGGTTGTCGTGTTCGTGAATCTCGTGTGCCATTGGTGTTGATTCCTTTTGGGCACTGCGCAAAGACACGGCTCGGCGAACACCGCCGAGCCGCATCCTTGCTGGGTTGTATTGGTATCAGCCGTTGTTGGCTTCGGGTGTGGGTGCTGCGTCATCGACGACAAGGTCTGTCTTCTTCAGTTTCGCCTCGGCAGTGTTCAATGCGGCCTTCAGAAAATCGATCTCGTGGATCAGTCGATCCTTGTCGTTCTCGTGGACGCGGCGAAGTTCACGGATCTCGTCACGCAAAGTGTTGCGTTCTGAGAATGCGTCCATCATTGCACCGAGCAGGCCGTCACCGAGTTCGCTTGCATTGTTCTCAGTGATCGTGTTGGCAAGTTCGATCATGTTGATGTTGTCGGCAACATCTTCAAGGTCAATCTCATCAGCAATGCTGCAGGTATCGAACTCGCTGGCGAGGTCGTGGTTGTCAATGCACTGCGCCAGAGAGTAGAAGTCGATGTTCTCCGATGCTCGCTCGATAATGTGGTCCGTGTCCATGTAGTCGGCAAGCGTAGACATGTCGATGTTGTTGGCTACTTCTCCGCAGCAGATGTTCTCTGCGACTTCGCAAACGTCCATGTAGTCTGCAACGTCCGAGACGCAGACATGCTCGGCAACATCTTCGGCCTTGACATCCTTGGCAACTTCCTTCGCCATGCAACTGATATCGCCCACTGCATCCATCGCTGCCTGTTGTGCTGCTGCGATCATCTGCGGGCATTCGGAGTCGTGCGCCTTCTCGATCTTGCCAATGCGCTGCTCGTGATTCTCCAGCACTGCCTGTGCAGTGTTGAAGGTATCGCTGATGACGTTGACGGGAACGGTGTTGGTGTTGGGTTCCATCTGGAACCTCCTATGGGTTGTGCCGCTGTGCGGCAGTTGGGTTGTGATGGCTTGTGCCATCGTGATTGAGATGCCCGCCGACCACCTTTCAGTGGCCGACGAGTGTGGAACCTTCCCGGTTCGTTGTTCAGTACAGGACCGCTCCGATCTTCAGTGACGAGTTCTTCTTGTGCTTTGCGAGCCGGTTGTCTTGAATCAAGATCGGACGCTGCTTGGAATGTTCCCAAGTGATTCCCATCTCGTGTCCCCATGCAGCGGTGGGCAGGTCTTCATCGTCGGCCCACATGTAGACGCAGCAATGCTTGTTGCCAGAGGCTTCCTTGTAGTTCGCCATCGCCTCGTCATAGGTCGCTGCTGATCCCCACGCGCCGAGGCCGTAGCAGATGAACTTGATCTTGTCGGTCTTGGTTTCTTCAGTCATTGGGTTGCTTCTTTCTGTGGTTGTTGTTGCAGGCCACCCTGCTGTTGGAATTGGTGTCAGGCGAGAGTCAGGTTCGTGCTGCGAACTTCGTCCACCAAGTCTTGTGCTTCTTTGGACACGGCTTTGATGAATCGGTTCCCGTCGAAGTTCGGGTTCTCGTCCTTGAGAAGGACAAGCAAGTGTTCAGTCAGGCTTGTGATTGCCCAAGAGGCGTGGCCGTCTTCGTCGATCATGGCGTGCTGGTTGATCTCTGCGGCACCTTGTGCCTGTCCGATGATCTTGGCGAGTTCGATGTAGTGCTTGCGAGTCATAGGTCTCTGCTTTCTGTGGTTGGTGTTGCGGCCCACCCCGCTGTTGTTGTTCAGTCGTTCCATTCAACGATGTTGAAGAAGCCTCGGGGTCCGAGGTTGTTGTCGATGTACCGATTGCAAGATGCCTTCGAGCTGTAGGTCACGACCTTCTCGCCGCAGTCGAGATGATTCAGTTCTTTCTCAGTGACCCAATCAAGGAAGATGAAAGCGCGGCCTCGGGTCTGCTCGACTCGAGTAGTGGTGTGGTATCGGCCTTGCTCGTTGGTGATTGCGTACTTCATGGGAATGCTCCTTTCAAGAGCGTTGGGTTGGTTGGCTTGCTCATCAGTGCATGGCCGCCACGCCATGCAGACCCTTGAGTGCTCAAGGGTTTCGCTATTGCGATGTCGACTCGTTCCGCAGGCTGTGCTATGGGTACGCGGTGGCTTCGGGTCTTGTGACTCAGTTGCTGTCTACATGCCGTACCGGTCTTGTGCGGTTTGCGTGGACCCGTCTAGGTCTCACGGCTATGGCGTGCTTCTTGCATTCCGAATACCCAACTCGCCATGTCGATCTCTCAGACCGGCAATCCGATCCTGCGGGTGCGACGTTGCGCTGGACTATGTCACTGGCTGTCGCGTTCGCTCACGATCATGTCTCGACTTTCTTTCTCGTGGGTCCTCGCCTTGCGGCCTTGGATGTTGCTGTCGCATCGCAACGTCTTCCTCCCACGGTACTGGCTACTGCCTCCGTGCCGAGAGCCCGGCCGACCTGTCGGCCGAGCAACGTGTTGGGTATTCACTTGTCAACGTCCGAATCATCGCACATCTGCGAATGGATTCCTAGCGGCTGCGTCAAAGCGTCGATATACGCCGCTGAGGGGCTGTGGATATCGCGGAATCCGCTCCGGCCGGCTCCGCATCGGACGCGGGGGTGGAGTAGGGTGGAGGGCATGTCGATCAACTCACGACAGAAAGGCAAGCGCGCAGAACGCGAGGCAGCAGGTGTGCTAACCGACTTGCTTGGTGCGCACTTCAGACGCGCGCAACAGTACGCAGGTGGTGTGGAGTCAGCAGACATACTTGGTGGCCCACCAGAGTTGCATTGGGAAGTCAAGCATCAGGAACGGATGCAACTCTACAAGTGGCTCGACCAAGCAATCGCTGATGCAGTAGACAACTTGCCTTTGGTGTTGCATCGGCAGAACGGAAAAGAGTGGTTGCTGTCGTTGCGAGTAAGCGACATGCTTAGGTTGTGCAGTATCATCAGTGAGTGGAGTGCGACGAAGAACAACACGAACGACTCTGGCGAGCGTGGCGACTGCTAGCATTCGTCAACAAGCGACCGCCTTCCATGAAGTTGTTGGCACACGCATCGGGTTTGAAGTATGGTGTCACTCAACGGTTGCTAGTGAACTTACGGTCAAGAGGGTTGGCCGACTGGCAAACTGGTAGGGTGGGCATTACCAACATACTGAGGCCAATGAATGACTGACACCAATGGTTGGTCTGAGTATCAGCAACTGGTACTGCATCGCCTCGACACTGCAGACGACAGGTTGCAGTTGATCGAGTCGCGTCTTCGATCTATTGAGAACCGAGTTGAGCGCATTACCGAACGGCTGTCCATTACTGCTGCGGCCTTTGGGTTCATGGCGGGGGCTGTGCCGAGCATCGTCATTGCGCTCACGGGGGGTAACTGAATGAAGTATCTGACTGGGGTTGCCGCGACATTGCTCGCGGCTGGTTGTTCTACACCTAAGATTCTGACTGCGCCTTCGGGCATGTCGATCACCGAGGTTGCTCATGTAGCCACCTCCGGTCCCGACCCCATGCTGTCTTGGATAGGTGGGCTGTCAACCATTGCTGGCATAGTCGCACTTGTGCTGACTAGAGGGTCGATGGGGTTGCGGGCTGTAGTTATCGGAATCGGCATGGTCATGCTCAACCAAGCAATTGCTCGGTATGGAGACTGGTTGTTCTTGCCTACGCTTGCAGCGACTGGTGCATTGTCGGTAGCCTATGCCTACATAACGATTCGCCGCATGGTGCGGCATCGTCAGGAGAGAGCGACATGATGGTTGCAAGCATTGCTTCAGTGTTGGGTTCGGTTTGGTTTGGTGTTGCGATGGGCCTTGCTGGTCTCATTGCTGGTTACATGTTCTGCTGCAAGAAGAAGTGCGGTAAATGAACTCAGACGACTTTGAGGTAAGGCAACTCCCACTTGCTGACTTAGTCGATGACCCGAACAACGCTCGCACTCATTCGCAACAGAATGTCGATGCGGTTGCACGCTCGCTCAAGAAGTTTGGGCAGCAGAAAAACATTGTGGTCATAAAGGAAGGCGAGCAGTACCGCGTAGTTGCAGGCCATGCGACTACTGCGGCTGCTCGTCAACTTGGTTGGAAGTCGATCAGTTCTCACGTTACTGATCTCCCCGAAGCACAAGCCGCCGCCTATGGCATTGCAGACAACAGAACTGCAGAGTTAGGGCAATGGGAAGTCGATGCACTGAAGAAGGTGGTCGATGAACTCGCAGACGACTTGACTATTGCAGACATTGGTTTCACTCAAGATCAGTTGGAAGCCGTGGTGCCATTGCCCGAGTTTGATCCGGTAATGCCCGACCCCGTGCTTGCAGATGATCGAGCGGAAACCATTGTGGTAGTCATTGCAGACGACCGACTCGTTGAAGATGTCCGCGAAGCAATCGAAGAAACGATTGAGTGCAGCACTTGGGGAGACAGCGTATTTCTTCGTAGTAAGAAGTAGCCGTGCTCAACCCCGTACTGATCTCATACCACTACCTGCGCAAAAGCAAACCGCTCTGCTGCGTGTTCGATGAGATGCGCAAAAGGAACGTGACTGAACTCATGGTTGATTCAGGTGCGTTCTCTGCAAAGCACATTGGAGCGGAGATAGATCTCAACACCTACAACGACTTTGCTCAAAGGTGTGAAGATACTGGGCCGGTGTGGAATTGGGTAATGCTCGATGTCATCGGAGACTCAGATCAGACACTCAAGAACTTAGACATCACAGTTAGCAGAGGCCTTCAACCAATGCCTGTGCTGACTGCTGACATGAGTTTGGACAGAGCAAAGGACTTGTGCGACATCAATCGAAGCATGTGCGTTGCTGGAGGCACTGACAGGTATCCCGGTTGGAAGCCAACGCTCATGCGAAGATACTGGGATGCTTACGAAGCAACCGATAGAAAAGGTCTGTTGCATGGCCTTGGGTTCGTCAACTACCCGGAGTCGTTTCAGTGCCCATTGACATCGTGCGACTCGACTGCCTTCATCAACGGCCAGCGGTTTGGTTCGGTTCACACCTACAACGCTAGTCGTGGGTGGGGCAGCGCGTATCAGTGGTCCGAGGTTGTAAAGAAAGGCAGTGCCGGGTTGCCAATCGAACTTGCTGAGTTCGTCAAGCGATGCGGAGTTCGTGACTTCTCGGACAGGCAATACATCATGGCTCCGGGCAAAGACAAGGGCGGGTCAGGTGGTGCGTTCAATACTCTGTCTTGCACTTGGGCGTACATGATGACTGCCCAAGCCGCTCGGCGGCACGGCTTGCTGATATTCTTGGCCGCTTCCAATGCGGTGCCTTTGGTGTCGATGGCTGTGCTGAGTAAGTTAGGTGCGACCGATGGTTCGTTCTTCCCGTATGAGGAATGCCAAAAGGAAGTCGCAAGGTTGAGTTCTGCTTTGAAGCGCGACGCAAAGTCGGGCGCGGTTGCACTCGTTGATTGTATGGAGGAAGGTTGTGCGCGCATTAGTAATCGTCACCTTGCAAGTAGAGGGGTTCCACCAGTGGCCACAAGCCTGCGACCCAGTCGAGTTCTTGGCTACCAACCACAGGCATCTGTTCCACATTCGCGGTGAGTTTCCAGTCACGCATGGAGACAGAGAACTTGAGATCATTCAAGTGAAGCGTTGGGTAGTTGAAACCATATCGCACTACTTCGGAACGCCTGCAAGGTTTGATTCGATGTCTTGCGAACATATCTGCGAGTGGCTACTGGAGAAGTTCCCGGCAGCGTCTGCATTCGAAGTATTAGAGGACGGGGAGAATGGTGGTCGAGTTGAGCGTTGAACATCCCGCAGGCCTAACTAGAGCCGTCGCCTTTACCGGAGTTGAGTGCGAAGGTGAAGTGATGTTCGGTAAGCAGACGTTGTTTCTTCGTGGCGAACCCGACCTGTGCGACTTGGTACTCGACGGCATTGAGCAAGTGTTCTTGACTGAGGCATTCAACGATTGGGAGTGGTTCAGTCGAGTTCTTGTGAAGGAGTGTCGAGATCGGACCATCCCGATCACAGTGGGCAGGCATTCCGAAGACGCGGCAGAGTTCTTGAAGTCACCACATGCAGGCCATGCGAGGATGATCGTTCGGTTCTTTGATTGCGACTGGCATTCGTTGTTGCGACCAATGGATGAAGTAAGCGTGGGCGTTGTCTATGACATGCGAACATGGAAGGTGGCTGATGGAGTGGTGACGTTGCCGGAACAGTATGTAGGAGATAGGCAGGCGTGACCATTCACTACCTCCCGCTTGAGCCATTGGCTCAACGCTACACCGCTCAGATGTATGACCGAGTCGTGTACGCCTTGCAAGAAACAGGTCGCAACTACAGTGTGATCGAAGGCGGCAAGTCGTATGAGACGATCAGGCATGGCGAATGGCTTGATACTGTCGGCACTTGTCATTGGCGGCTTGCTCAACTGCAGGCCACCTTGTCTCAACTCGGCAGCACGATTCTCGAAGGCGACACCTTGTTGCTTGGTGACGTATGGTTCCCCGGCATTGAAGCAATCAAGCAAGTTGCAGAGTTGCGAGGCATGACTCTCAACATTGCCGGTTGGCACTATGCGGGTTGCTTTGATACTCATGACTTGTTATCCAAGCGGCTGTCGTCTTGGGGGCCGAAGTGGGAACAGGCGTTAGTCGAAGGCATCCTTGACGGCATCGCCTTTGGTAGTTCGTACCACCAAGCGTTCGTGAACAGGCATTGCTGTCTGCCTTATGTCTCTGGGGCTTATGGCCTTGTCTGGTTCCACGATGCACTGACTCCTCATCGTACTAACGAGCGAGCAGACCGAACGTCTGTAGTGTTCAATCATCGGTGGGCATCTGAAAAGCGATGGCAAGAGTTCAGATACTTGTCTCTTGCTCATCAAGACAAGGCAGACTTCTACTACAGCACGAATGGGGAAGTGCCGAGGATGGTTGCAGAGCAATGCGTTACTGCAGGCATTCAGATCAAAAAGCATACGTCTAAGGAACGGTACTACGATTGGCTTGCTCGGCAACACGTTGTCTGGTCCGGTGCAGACCAAGAGACGTTCGGCTATGCGTTCATGGAAGCCATCGCTCTTGGGTTACAAGTCGTTGCTCCCAACCGTGTTGCCTACCCGTGCCACTTTGAAAGGCTCGACATTGATCCCGCAGCGTACCTGTACGGTGCAGACGATCCTTGCGGTGAGCGTATGTTGGTGCAAGCAATTACTGATGGCATACCGATTATCCCTGAAGAAGTCGCATCGCAGTACCATGACTCGGTAGACCGTTTCTTGGATGACGTGCTGATGTGGGAGGACATAGGATGAAGATCGAAAAGAAGTACCACTTCTACGCTGCTCACAGAAATCAGAACTTGACTGGTAAGTGCAGCAGCCTGCACGGGCACCGATACGGAGTTACCGTAGTCATCGAGGCTCCAAGGACTCGTGCGGGTGTCACCATGTTGTTCGCAGACATCGACATCAAGGCAGGTTCAGTGTTGCAGGCGTATGACCACGCGGCGATCATCGACAGAAGGGACGAGGTGTGGTCAGTGATAATGAAGCAGACTGACCATGAAGGCATGCCAATGCGATGCGTGGTACTCGATTGTGAGTCATCGGCGGAGAACTTGGCAGGCGTGTTGTTCGATGAGATGCTGGAGGCGGGCTTGCCAATAGTGGAGTTGCGATTGCAAGAAACCGACTCTGCAACAGTGATCTACACCTTGGAGGATCGCAATGAGCAAGAGTGATAAGAACTACACCGTGAATGAAGTGTTCTACTCGATGCAAGGTGAAGGCGTTCGTGCAGGAACGATGAACGTCTTTCTCCGATTCACTGGTTGCAACTTGCAGTGTTCTGAAGAAGCAGGCCCCAAGAGCCCCGGCGGGTTTGATTGCGACACCGAGTTCACTTCGGGTAGACGCATGAGTGCGGCACAGGTGATTGACTTCTGCGACGAGACAATGGTTGCAGGTGGGTTCAAAGAATCGAAGCACGGCAACCAAAAGTCAGTGATCTTCACCGGAGGCGAGCCGGCACTGCAACTTGACCCATCGTTAGTGCAGGCGTTCAAGGATCGTGGTTACTACACCTGCATTGAAACGAATGGCAGTAAGGACGTATCGGGGTTGGGGCTTGATTGGATTACCGTCTCGCCCAAAGTGGCAGAACATGCAGTGAGGCAGATGGAAGCCGATGAAGTCAAGTACGTTCGCGGGTATGGGCAAGCGTTGCCTAAACCAACATGCAAGGCAGACCATCAACTGATCTCGCCTGCATTCGATGGGGTGACATTGCGAGTCGATGGAGTAGACCAAGATCAGAGGTCGCTTGAATGGTGCGTGGGCCTCATTCGTGAAGATCCTCGGTGGAGGTTGTCAGTGCAGTTGCACAAGGTGTGGAAAGTAAGATGAGTGGCGAAGCAGGCATTCGTGAGTTGTTGATCGAGTTGGGGCAAGACCCCGACCGTGAAGGATTGATTGATACGCCCAAGCGTGTAGTCAAAGCCATGAAGGAGATGACCTCTGGCTATGACATGGACCCGGCAGAGATACTGTGCAGGCAGTTCGAAGGCGATGGGTACGAGGACTTGGTCATTGTTCGTGGCATTCGGTTTTCTTCAATGTGCGAGCATCACCTGCTTCCGTTCATTGGAACTGCATCGGTTGCCTATCTCCCCAAGAAACGTGTAGTAGGGTTGTCTAAACTCCCGCGACTCGTAGAATGCTATGCGAGGCGATTGCAACTCCAAGAACGCATGACCAATCAGATTGGCATGGCAGTGTGGAACCACCTAGACCCTCAAGGTGCTGGTGTTCATGTTCAAGCAACTCATCAGTGCATGGCTTGTCGAGGCGTTCGACAGCCCGATGCCGACATGGTGACGACTATGGTTATTGGGGCAATGAAGGATGACCCCAGCCTCAAGTCGGAGTTCATCTCTGCGGTGCAGAACTATTGAACAGCCCGTGCTGAGGAACAGTATTGGAACAGTATGACTGACGATGGCAAAGACAAGGCACCTTGGCTGGAGCAATACCGGTTCAAGAAAGGGCAGTCGGGCAATCCCGGCGGTCGCCCAAAGGGCATGTCCATCGAAGCAGAAATGAGAAAGCGATTGTCCGATGGCGAGTCGGGCGAACGCATCGTGGAATCACTCATCAATGTCGCATTGACTCAAGCACTCAGTGGCGACTTCAGATTCTGGAACTCAATCATCGAGCGCATGGACGGCAAGGTTGCTGATCGCATCGCTGGGCCAGATGGTGGAGGTTTGACTGTCGTGCTTGAGAAGTTCGGGGCAAAGGATGACGACGACGGTAAAGCACCAACTGCTACCTAAGCAGTACGACTTCGTGTGCTCGTCAGCACGCGAGGTACTCTACTCTGGAGCATACGCTGCGGGCAAGACGAGAGCATTGTGCTATCGACTGGTCGCCCGCGCTCAAGTCCCCGGCTCTCGTGAAGGCCTTTGCCGTAAGCATCTGGTGACGTTGAAGGCATCAACACTTCGCAGTCTGCTCGAGCCAGACGGCAACGCACCGCCCGTGCTGCCTCCGGGTACTTACGATCACAACAAGTCAGAGAAGTGCATTCGCATCAAAGGCGGTGGCGAGATCGTTTACTTCGGCTTGGACGATCCGCAGAAGATCGGTTCCTACAACCTCACAGGATGCGCAATAGACGAGGCAGTCGAACTGACGCTCGACGACTGGCAGATGCTCATGGGCCGCATTCGCTTGGACGTAGGCGTTCCCAACTCGCTGTACGGTGTCTGCAACCCCGGCCAGCCGTCGCATTGGCTTGCGGAACGG